GTTGTTGATGAAGGTCGCACCAGCCTGAGCGAGATCCCGTTCACCATTGCCTACGCGCAGCGCCATGGGTTCATGGAGTCGCGGCCGCCGCTGGAGGACATCGCCGAGCTGAACCTGAAGACCTACCAAGTGCAGTCGGACCTCGACAACCAACTGCACATCTCGGCGGTGCCGATGCTGGCGTTCTACGGGTTCCCATCAAGCGCCGAGGAGGTATCAGCAGGACCGGGCGAGGCGATCGCGTTCCCGGCTGAAGGACGCGCTGAATACATCGAGCCGGCAGGCAAGAGCTTCGAGTCGCAGTTCCGCAGGCTTGAGCAGCTTGCGATGCAGATCAACGAGTTGGGCCTGTCAGCAGTGCTAGGTCAGAAGCTGAGCGCCGAGACCGCTGAGGCAAAGCGCATCGATCGCAGCCAAGGCGACAGCACCATGATGGTGATCGCGCAGAACATGCAAGACATGATCGACAACTGCCTGCAGTGGCACGCCACCTACCTGGGCAATGCCGCAGCCGCAGGCAGCAGCTACGTCAACCGCGACTTCCTTGGTGCACGCCTCGAGCCGCAGGACATCCAAGCACTGCTAGCGCTTTACACCGCCGGCACCATCAGCCAAGAGACCCTACTGCGTGAGCTTGCCGAAGGCGACGTGCTAGGCGATAACTTTGATGTGGATGAAGAGCTGGAGGCGACCTCTAATGCGGGACTTGATCTACCGTCTGCTGGACCGGCTGACAGACTGGCTAGTGGACCTGATGATATGGATGGAGCCGAAGAAGCCCAGGAAGCAGGAACTTGACTACACCGTTTGCGACCTGCCTGATGAGGTGCTAGCTGTCATCCGGCTGACATGGTACAAAGACGGCAAGGCCGATGAAGTGGATGAGCTGCGCATCATGGAAGACGGCCAGAATGGTTACGACGCCTTCGCTGCAGCAGTGCAGGGCGCATTAACCCGTGGCGCCAATGTAAGCATTAGGTCGCAATATCGCCCTGAGCAACTTGGTGTCATCTAATGGCTACACCAGAAGCGCTATATCGAAATGCCATTGACCTGAATAGGTTTAGCAATAGCGTTGCGCGGCGCATCATCAATGCCTACAACGACATCATCATTGATGCAGTTAATCAACTGCGGACGATTGATGAGCTGGCAGCGCCGGTCAAAGCTGCCAGGTTGCGGGCGATCTTGGCGCAGTTAAAGGACAGTCTCGGCACTTGGGCGGGCGATGCAACGGAGATCACGGCGGCTGAGCTGCAAGGCATCGCGCAATTGCAGTCTGAGTTTGTGACTGATCAACTGCGGCGTGCATTGCCTGCTGGCGCTCGCGATGCAGTGCGCACCGTTGAAATCAGTCCGCAGTTTGCGCAGTCGGTGGTCACGACCGATCCAACGCAGATCAACGTGGTCGCGCTGTCGGATGATCTGTTTGCGGCAGTGCAAGGCGCACCGGCTACGTTCAACCTGACCGCTGCTCAGGGCGCCACCATCACGTTGCCCAATGGTGAAGTGGTCAGCAAAGCATTTCGCGGCATTGCCGTGGATCAGGCCGAACGGTTCTCGCAAGTCGTGCGGCAAGGATTGCTAACTGGCGAACCGACGCCTGACATTGCTAAGCGCTTAATTGGCAGCCTGCAGTTTGGCGAGGAGGCCAAGACCGTTAAGCAACTTGTCGCAGCAGGCGGGCAGGCAACAGCCGTTGCCGACAATCAGGTCATTACGTTAGTCCGCACCAGCATCAACCAGGTTGCCAATACCGCCAGCCAGCAGGTCTATGAGGCGAATCAGGACATCACACCGCGGTATCGGTACGTCGCCACGCTTGATACCCGCACCAGCGCGATCTGTCGGGCGCTTGACGGCAAGGAGTTTGCGTATGGCAAAGGCCCGATGCCGCCGCAGCACTTCAACTGCCGCAGCACGACCGTGCCAATCATCGACCCAGACATCCTGCCGCCGTCAACGACAGCCACCCGCGCCAGTAAGGATGGTCAGGTGCCGATTGACCAGAGTTACGGAGAATGGCTATCCAAGCAGCCACGCAGCGTACAAGCTGATGCGCTTGGTCCAGGCAAGGTTGCATACTTCAACCGGCTTGCCAAGAAATACGGCCCACGCGATGCCATCGCCAAGCTAGTACGCGATGACGGGTCAGAGTTAACCTTAGATCAACTCCGCAAACGATATGGACCTGCCTAACCTGCGGCATTTTCGCAACGAGGGACTGTTTACGGTCAGCTCAGATCCTGTTGAAGCATTGGCCGGTGAGGCATGGGTGCCAGCGATCTATACCGACAAAGGATGGGCAACAGCAGATGGCGCTAGCCTGCTGGTAGGCATTGAGGAATGGCGGCATGGCAATGAAGCCGACCAAGGCGGACAAGAAAGTCGCCAAGGTGATGGGCGAGTTCAAGCAAGGGACACTGCAAAGCGGCAAGCCAGGCCCCGGCAAGGGACCAAAGGTCAAAAGCCGCAAGCAGGCAATAGCCATTGCTCTATCTGAAGCCGGCAAGTCCCGCAAGCCAAAAGGTAAAAAGTGATGCCTAAGTACACCGGACCAGCCAAGCCTCAAAAGCCCATGCCCAAGAAAGGCGGCAAGAAGAAATGAAACGCGGCGACCGGGTTAGCTGGAGCTACCAAGGCACGCGCACCTTTGGCGTGATCACCAGCATTGGCGGCGAGCGGGAGACCATACCAACGCAAGGCGGCGGTAGCGTCACCCGCGTTGGCAGCATGGACGATCCGATCGTGCGGATCAAATCCGAGTCAACCGGCAACGCGGTTATCAAAAAGCGGTCAGAGCTGAAACTTGCACCACGGCGATGATCACCTACCGCGGCGAGCAGTTTGAGGATTACAACAAACCCAAACGTACGCCAACCATCCGACCAAATCGCATGCGGTGCTAGCCAAAGAAGGCGAGACCGTCAAGCTGATCCGATTTGGGCAGCAAGGCGTTAGCGGTAGCCCAGCGCGCAAAGGTGAATCAGACGCGGACAAAGCTAGGCGTGCATCATTCAAGGCAAGACATGCGAGTAACATTGCTCGCGGGAAGATGTCCCCAGCGTTTTGGGCGGACAAGGTGAAGTGGTAGCCGCTTCCTGCCGGTGAATCCAGTCCTTTAACTCTGAAACGTACCACCGCAAGTCTTGCGCTTTTGCCGCATGCCAGCCGTTGCCGGTGCTGCGGTACAGGTGCTCATGGCGATCTACTGCATCGAGACACTGCTTAATCAGCAGATTCCATGGCTCACGGATTGGTGTGTCCCATTCACGCTTTGACACGATCACCACGCGCCATTACGATGGCAGCGTAATTAAGCCTGCGGCTTATCCATGTCTGATGAAACACAAACCCAGGAGCCTGCGGCTGTTGGGGGCGACAACAACGACGCATTGCAACGCAGTGTAGAGGCGCTTGAGCGCAAGAATAAAGAGCTGATCGCTGAGCTACGCGCTGCCAAGAAAGCGCCAGCGTTGCCAGATGGCGTTGATGTCAATGAGCTATTGGAGTTCAAGCGCAATCACGAGCAACAGCAGCTTGAATCACAAGGCAAATACCAAGAAGCGCGACAGGCTCTGGAGCAACAGTTCCGTGAGGCGACGACGGAGAAGGACCAGCGCATTGCCACACTTGAAGCGCGAGTCCGCGAACTGGAGCTCGTTACACCAGCAGTAACGGCGCTGGCTGATATCGTGCACGACCCCGACATGGTGCTCAAGACCAAGCTGAGCGCCGACCAGATCGAACGCGATGCTGATGGCACCGTAGTAGTGGTTGATGGTTATCAGCGCACGCCCGTCAGCGAATGGGCCAAGACGCTGCCGGCATGGATGCAGAAGCAACCCAAGCCACAAGGTAGTGGCGCACCATCAGCTGGCGCCAGCACTGGCGGCATTCCGGCAGGCATGGCGAACCCATTCAGCCGTGATTCATTCAATCTGACTGAGCAAGCGCGACTGTTTCGTACAGATCGAGACCTTTATGATCGCATGAAGGCGGCGGCCAACCGTTAAGCTATTCGCAACCGGCTGCGCTGGTGCTTCGGGCTGCGCCCACACCGTAAACCATTTCCCCGAGATGAATCATGGCGACTCTTCGCTCTGACATCATCATCCCAGAGGTTTTTACGCCTTACGTCATCGAGCAAACCACGCAGCGTGATGCCTTTCTGGCTAGCGGTGTGGTCCAGCCGATGGCTGAGCTGAATGCAACTGAGGGTGGTGATTTTATCAACGTCCCCTTCTGGAAAGCCAACCTGACCGGTGACTTCGAGGTGCTGACTGACAGCACTTCGCTGACGCCTGGCAAGATCACTGCTGACAAGCAAGTCGGCGTTATCCTGCATCGTGGCCGCGCCTTTGAGTCCCGTGACCTTGCAGCCCTTGCTGCTGGCGCTGACCCGATGGCTGCCATCGGCGCCAAGATCGCTGATTACGTTGCCAACCAGCGCCAAAAGGACCTTTTGTCCTGCCTCGGCGGTGTGTTCGGCAGCCTGGGTTCTACCTCCAGTTCTGCTGCTTTCTTTGGCCTGACCATTGACGGCGAGTCTGGTGACACCCCCACCACGCTGAGCCCCCGTCACGTTGCCGAAGCCCGCAGCCTGCTGGGTGATCAAGGCGACAAGCTGGCCGCTGTTGCCATGCACTCCAAGGTCTATTACGACCTGGTTGAGCGCAAGGCAATCGACTATGTGACCGAGACAGACGCACGTCTGACCTCTAGCGTCACTGACTTCGTCGGCGGCAGCATTGCTGGCGCTTATGGACCCGTTAGCGTGCCGACCTACATGGGTCTGCGCGTGAT